TCGTCATCAACAACATAAGCAACGGCATCAGATGCGACAGTACCGGTAGGCCAGTATTGTGCGAACACCTTTTGTTTGGTGCTAGGGTTGGTGTAAGAGCAGCCAACAAATACGCCGACGCAACCAGTATTAGCCGTACCAGTGGGGAAACCATTGGTAGTAGCGTCTGAACCAGTAGACGTAGCGATTCGTAAGTAGCCCGTAGATGCAACGTACACTAGTGATCCGTTGTAAATGTTTGTGGCGTAGCCAGAGACGATAGGGATGCTCCGGGTGCTACCTGCATAAGGTAGGCCACCCAGCTCATTTACGGCTTTAAAGCCGTAGGGAGAAGCAATTGATGCCATTTAAGGACTCCAAAAAAGTTAAATACCTTTACCGAAAGTAACCTTAGTACTACGCTCTTTAAACAGCGGCATACGTGGGTCATTTTCTCGCATGTACGTGTTATCTACCGAGTTCATCTGCTGCTCCGACAGCTGTCGGAAGTGAGCGTCACGTTGCTCCGTAAATTCCACGGGGGTTTTGCATAACATCAAACCACCTACAACTACGCTGTCAGGAAAGTGGCCGGTGGCCATACCAAACAAACGAATTTCGGGGTGATCCGAGGCTTTAACGGGTTCCCAACCCTCGCGGAGCTTAGAAGAAAGATTGGTGGGGTCATCCTTATTGAGCGTGCTTACTCGAATCCAGCGGAACGCATAGCCGTCTTCCGGTAAGGGATCAGGCAGAAGCTGGGGCGGCATCCACTTCGTTGGGCGGGCGGTTGCTGCACGGGTATCAAGGTCACGGCTCTTACGAATTTGCTCAGTCATATTCATTTCCTCATCTGTTCTGCTATAACTTGCCGGGCATAGAGTTCCAACGGAACCCCAAGGCGCTTAGCAAGGTCCACCTGCGATTTGGTAAGTACGACTTTCTTGGGCGCAGTACTACGTGTTGCCGGTGAGACAACATTCGATCTCGTCCGCTGAGGGGGCGCATCAGCAGGATTTGCAGACTCGAATTCATCTGCGAATCTTTCCCGCATTTCGGCGTCAATACGTTCGTAGTATTTGGCGCTTCCCGCAGTATATCCTTCGGCCACAACATCGTCATGGAGTCCTACGGCATACGCCGTCATACCCTTCTTGTTTCCAAACCAAGGATTACGCTCGGTCCAGTCCCGTAATTGGGGGTCCATGTCCGCTGATCGCGGCTGTTGGGTAGTTTGTACACTATCTTCAGTGATTTGTACAGGGGCGGGTCGAAAATTAGCCACACGGTCGGCTTTTAACCGCGCCGAGGTCATCTCCTCCTGTGCCGAGGCCAACGCATCCGGGTCCCCAGCCTCGTAAGCTCGCTTAAAGCTCTCCCGGGCTTTCTCCACATCATGGGCAGCTACGCGCTTCGCCTGCTCTACCAAGGCGGTCTGGCCATCGTGCAAAGAGCCTTTGAGTTTCTTATTCTCCTCAACTACTTGCTTAGCAAGGCGTACAGCCTCCTCGCGCTCGCGCTGTGCAGATTCTTTGGCTCGGCGCTCCTCGTGGTAGCCCTTGGAAAAGTGCTTGATGCGGCTCTGGACACTGGCGTCGTACTTAGACAGCTCCTCGTCCGTGACTTCAGCGGGGGCGTCAGCCATGGGTTTACGGTTGCGGTCTGCTGCCGGGGTGTCGTCTACGATCTCAATCTCAGTTTCCGGCTCTACGAGTCGCCCTCTAGCTTTAGACTGCTTGGCTTCAACTTCGTCAGGAAATTCAAAGGTGGTTTGTTCTGTTGCCATGATTTACTCCTTAAGGACGTTGGATACCGCGAGGGTCTTGCACAACCGCCTCAACAGAATCGTCGTTAATGAGCCGCCACTCGGTGCCGTGGATTTTCATCCGGGTACCGGTGTTGGGCCGCGTCAAGATAAAGTCTCCCACCTTGCAGCTAGGGCCGTTGGGGAATTTGTCTTTAGGAAACGCGTCGGGGCCGATCTTGGCCACAAACAACACGGGAGACAGGAGCTCCTCATGGTGCATCATGGTCGAGGTCTTAATCAACCCGGTCTTACCAATCTCCTCATCTGCCTTAGGCAACATACACAGGATGTGATACGTCACCGGCTCGGGGATTTGGCTTGCCTTTTGCTCAGCGGTGGTATTTAGTACCCCCGACAGGTCAACGGCTTGAACATCAAAGTCAGTCATGGTTAGCTTTCAAGATACGCACGAGGTCACCTATTTCTACCTGTGCGGTCAGGAGACCTCGGATAACTCCGCACAGTTCCCGGTAAGCAGGAAAGTCGGCGACTCCCCCCTCTGCCAAAGACTCAGCTAATTCAGTTCGACGTTGAGCGAGTTTCTCGTTCAAGTGTTCAAGTACCTGTATTTCGTTCATTTATCACCTTTTGGTTTCAGTTTTGCCTGCATCTTGGCTGCCTCCGCTGCGGTGTGCAGCTTGTGCAAATGGGTTTGGTCGGCATGCTTAAGCTTCTGCAAGTGCACCGCGCCACCGTGGGCCATAGCCTGCGCAGCTTGTGCCCCCTTCATCTGCTGGGCCTGCTGTGCTTGTGCCGCTTGGGCCTGCTGAGCTTGTTGTGCCTGCTGCATCTCCATGGCGTGGCGCTGGGCTTGCTGCTGCATCTCCTGCTGGTGGCGGGCCATGATGATCTCAGGGGACTCGCCGGTAGCTTGGTTCTCCTTGATCCGCAGCTCCCACTCTTTCATAGCCAAGTCGCCGTCGACTTTCTTAGCCTTAGTCTCAGCGTCCTGCTTCTTGATGGCCAGCTCGGCCTGCTGAATCTGGACCAGCGGGTCTTGGGCAGCTTGCTGTGCCTGAGCCTGATCTGCCTGACCTTTGCTGTCCTGCAACACCTGCTGAGCAGCCTGAGCCACCAACTGGGACAACTGCACCTCAAGGTCCTCTGGCATATCTTCGTCTGGTGCAGGCATGGGAACGCCAAGCTGCTTCTCAATCTTCATGCGGTACGCGTAGGCCAAGTGCTCCGAAACGTGGGCGTCAATCTCGGCCATCATCTTCTGGGCTTGTGGGTTCTGGCCAATCTGCTGCATGAGCAGGGGGTCTTGCTTCATGGCAGTGTGCACAGCGATGTGGGCGTCGTGGTCTTGGTAGATAAACGCCTTGGTCGGCTTGCCGTTGAGGAACGCCATGTTCTCGGACACAGGGTCGCGGGGCTTCATGTCGTCGTCGATCGGCACCAGCTTGTCAGCGTTCTTGATGCCCAGCACCTCAATCATCTGGCGGTGCAACTGGGGTAGGTCATAAATCTGGGGAGCGCCTTGGGACAACTGAATCACAGCTTGGTACTGCATGATCCTTTGTGCCATGGTCGCACTGTTGGGGTCCGACACCGGGATGACGGCCACCATGTCGTAGTCGCTACGTTTGGCCTTGCGGTCACCCGACGACGGCTCAAAGCTGTACTCCTCCGGCGTGTAGTCACGGATGATGTCGCGCAACAGCTGGAACTCCTCCTTCATGGAGTAGTGCACCCGAGCCTGAACCGCGCTCATGGTCTTAAGTTGGCGCTCCAACAAGGCGAGAGTCGTACCTACCGGAGCATTCGCACCCATGTCACTGATGTTCATGTCCGCGATCGACCCCAGACGGCGACCCTCATCGGTGATCTGGTTTAGCAGGGCCAGCAGAACTTGACTTGGCTCCTTGTAGGGGAGCGGCATGATGTTGTCACGCAGGGCCCCACTGGCAATATCAACGTCACGGAACTCGCCCGGGGCGATCGGTGTATCGTCTCCTTTTACCCGCAGACCGCGAGTCTTCATACCACCGGGCAGGTTTGAGAGGGTGCCTGCGTCCACCAGCTGACGGATCAGAGATGTACCCGCGCGGGCGTAGCCGCCGATCAAGTTAATTAGGCCAAGGCCGTAGGCACCAAAGCCGGGGATGTAGGTGTACTGTACAAAGTGCTGGCGCTTGAGACACTTCTCGTCTTCGGGCTCCCAGTTACGGCGGATGGCCAGCACCTCGCTGGTAGCCCGATCAATCGTCACAACGTAAGGCAGGGCGATGCCGTCCTCATCCTCATACCCGGGCATGTCGTAGTCAACGTGCGCCTCCAGAATCTGGTAGCGCTCATCGTCAGTAATGGAGTAGCCCTGATCCTTAGCCTTGGCTTTTTCAATGTCCGTGTGGATTGTGGTTGGCTCGCCAAGGTCAATGTCCCGGTAAAAACCAGCGGCTATAAGTTTGGCCAGATCGTTCTTGGTCTTACGCATGACGTGCGTGACCCGCTCCGAGGTGCGTACGCTAGACGCGCCATAAGGAATAATCAAGTCCTCTGCAGGGATAAACATCGCTACCTGACGGCCCATGCCCGGGTCGTAGTAGACCTTTTTGAACGCAGCCCCCGCCAAGCCGAGGTTGTACAGCAGCCGCTCATGCTCAGGCCGGTACTCGCTCATCACCTCGGTCAACTGGTAATTCATGTCGTCACGGACACGCTCACCAGCCTCTTCCTTTAACTTGTCGATTGCGCCAATGATCTCGGTTTTGACCGGGCCCTGCGCTGGGAACGTTTCAATAATCGTTTCACTCTGGAACCGTACAGCAGCTTCGGTCAGCACCGTGCTGAACACTCCGCACGCCCCGGTCCACGGCTCAGTACGCTCTTCGTACTTCATGCCCAGCACTTCCAGCCCCTTGACGTACGCCTCAACCCAGTCTTTGCGGCTATTGATGTCAGCATCAATGAGCTCAATCAGGTCGCTAGCTACCGTCTGCAGGTCACCCTCGCTCATCTCCTCAGCCAAGTTAGCGTCAAAATCATCACTGGCAGCAGCGTCTTCGGCCTCCAGAGTAATCTCCATGGAGCCGTCCGACATGGTTACCGCATCGGGGTTGTCAATCTCAATCTCTAAGTCTGGGGCATCGGGAAGTTCGGTGTCCTGCAGCCCTAGCGGGGCCTGTGACATAGAGGGGAACATACTGCTCGTTGCCATACTATTTCCTTTTGAGCGTAGCTCTATTGGTATCTGGGTTGTACGTGTACGCACTGGCTTTCTTACCCGAAAGCTTTGAGGCACGATCTTTGGCTCGTTCTTCAGCGGTCATGGAATTACGCGCAAGTCCCGCAGGGGTCAGCTCTTCTGACCCTTCTTTCATCTGGCCACGACTACGCAACAGCTTTAACGCAGTCTCACGGGAGCCGACCTGCGCAGTTAAGCGGTCGATCAAACTGTTGGCCCCCATAAATTTCTGTGTTGTCATAGGCATTCCTAATAGTACGCTTGCCGCCGTGATGGCCGGAAGGCCTCATTATCCTCGTGGTCCGTGCGTATGCGCAACAGCCCCCCGTTTCGCACGCGGGCAAGCGCCAGCGTCATGGTGTCAACCTCATCGTCGTGTTCGCCTGCAGGAAACGCCAAAATTTCTTCGACCGTGGCAGAAGCCCATGCAGTCTCCGGGAACCACACATGGCCAGAGGCAAACAAGTCTGACACGGAGTTTAAACGAGCGATTTTGTCCTGCCCCTTGCCCGGGCTAAAGTCCTGCACGAATATCCCCGACCGGCGCATCTCGTCAATCAGCGGCTGGCCACTGGCCTTGGCCTCAACAATCACGCTATCGGGCTGCCACTCGTTGTACTGCTCGTGGGCCATGACCTTGAGCTCAGGGAATTCGTACTTTCCCTTGATCTTGTTGAGCAGGATCACATTCGTGCTGCCGTCATCGTCGTTTGTCCACACCCCCCACGTATGGCAGACCGAGAAGTCCGACCGCTGTTTAGTAGTTAGGGCCGTGTCATACGACTGCACAATGAAATCTATGGGCGGCGGGTCTTTCTTGTCCCACCAGCGTATCCATTCCCGCTTGATAATGGCAGCTTCAGAGGCGGTTGGGTTCTGCTGGTACTGTGCGTACCACTGCCACATAATGTGGTGCATAGCCGCCCGGGTCTGCTGCAGGGACTCTATTGACCACTGTTCGGGCCAGATTGACTTCTCGTTTTCGGTGTTTTCGTTCAAAATTGCCGGGAATTCGAAGGCTTCGTAGTCGTCACCCCCCTCGTTCATGGCCGAATCTTTCAGTAGACGCCCAATTAAGTCCCTCTGGTGCCAACGGGTGTGCAAAACACAGATTTTCCCTTCAGGCATGAGACGCGTACGCAGACCGGCGCTGAACCACTCGTAGGTATTGTCTAAAGAGTTGGTATTTCCCGACTTAATGTCCTGTTCGGACAGCGGATCGTCGGCAATTATGAGGTGGGCACCCCGTCCGGCCAGCGCACCACCCACACCAATGGAAAAATACTCGCCTCCCTTGGTCGTATTCCACTGTCCAGCGGCTTTTGCGTCCGCAGCAATGGCAGTTTGGGGGAAAATCCGCTTGTATTCCGGCGTATTAATCAAATTTCGCACTTTTCTGGCCATCACCAAGGCCAAATCAGCTGTGTGGGATGCCACAATCACCTTGTGGTCCGGGTGTTTGCCCAAATACCATGCCGGGTAGTAGATAGAAATCATCTGGGACTTGCCCATACGCGGTGCCATGCTCACGGCAATCCGGTTTTTGATGTTCTGCTCCACGTCCATGAGCAGCGAACCCAGTCTTTTCAGGTGTGTACCGAACTTGTACGTTCTATCTACGGCAGCGATGAACGCAAGGAAGTCGTTTTGGGCCAACTGCACCCGCTTGCGCTCCTCCAACTCCTCAAACATGACCAGCAATTCCGCCGCATCAGTCCGTGGCAGTTTTTTGATGATCCGTTCGACCATCTCGCTGGTTAGTTCTAAGTCCATTAAGTATGTGCCCCGGTTACTTCGGCAACATCGCACTCAATATCTACCACCTGCTGCCTACCTTTGTCCGGGTCAAAGGCTTCGGCCTCCACCACCCGGGTGAGGCGCTCCCGCAGTAACTGCTCCAACTCTTCCGTAGGCCGGTGACGCATAGTAATTTCGGTCTTGTCCGTAAACAGCCCGACGTCACTGATCTTGCCTAACATTTCCAAAGACTTCAGCCGGATGCGCGGGTCGGGATTGTCGCTGTCCAGTATGAGTTTGTTGGTTATGTATGTACGCAGCTGAGCAGCTGATTTGACGACGATGTGGTCGTACTCCTGCAGGAGCGCCCCTAGGTGTGCAATGACACCGGGTTTGGAAAGGTCCGTATCCGAAGCATCTTGGTGCCCCGCAAATATAGACCGGGATAGGTTGGCGTCCTCTTCGGACACTTCGCTAGGTATTGAATCAGTATCGTACAGCGCCGACAAGGCAGCAGCTACCCGGGTATCTAGGGATTCAAACGTAGGTGTGAATTCCGCAAGGGGGATGTCGTCGTCAATGGTCAGGGTATACATGGAGGGGGACGCACTCCTGCCCGTAGGGCTACTAGTTAAGTTGGGCGGATTGTATGGTATTTTTTTGCATGTGTTTTATTTTTTGGGTGGGGGTGTTTGGCAAACGACCTACCCTACGTCGGTTGGCTAGCTGTTGCTCTTGGGTGGCCCATCGGCAATTTTCAGGCGCGTAGCCCTGCTCGTTGTTTAATCTGTCTATGGATAGCGCTTCCGCTCTTGGGCCCATATCCTCATAGAAGCAGTCCCAACCGGACCGCCCGTTTTCACCAAACCTCCATCGGTCACATACTGTTAGGCCTTTGGCTCCATACCTACTAAAACTAGGGGTTTTTGGGTTGTAGCATCTTGCCATCATGGCTTGGTACGACTTGCGGGTGTAGGTCCGGCGTTCTTTAGCCGCAACGGTTTCTAACGCTTGCCGAAACTCTTGCTGGTAGCACCCACACGACTGGGTGTTGCCGTTCTTCAGTTTGTCTCCTAGAACTACCTTAGTGTTTCCGCAATCGCACTGGCATAGCCAGCGCTTGTTGTAGTTTGCGTTTCGACTGTGTAACTGCAGGACAACTAGCCGCCCAACTCGTAAATTTTCCATGGGGTGCTCCGGTAAGGGTATGGTGGGGATTGTACTGTATCTTTAAAATTTTTGTGTATAGGGGCTATACAAAAGATGGGGGTGGGTCGCGTGGTTCTGACACTCAGCGTAAGCGGATGGGCGGAGTCCCAAAGCTCACAGGGCGGGTAGGGGTAGGGTGGGTCAAGGCTGTAATGTTACGGTTAAATCTAAGGGAATCTATGGCATAATTCAGTCATGGCAGCGGATCGGCGCACCGGACAAGTTCTTTAACAACCCCTAGGGTTAGTGTGGTGCATCATGCGCCTAGAACAAAACCCTAAAAATATCTTTTCCTAACTTTTCTATTGGAGATTCTTATGACATTCGTAATCAACACCGCGCCTCTGACTAAATCAATCAAGGCGGAAGGCGCAGTATTAGCTAAGACAGCGGAACAGATTCGCTTGGCAGTAAACGAAACAAACGTCTGTTTTCAGCGTGATGTCGTTGACGGGTTAACCCTAGGGTTTGCCACCACTAAACTGACTAAAGCGCAGTTCTGGGGTAAGCCTAGTGGCGAAGTCCGCATGGCAGTTAAGGGCATCGTGGCGCAGGGCGAGACGCTTGGAGCATGGCAGTCCGACATGTCCGAAACATTGGTGCATTGCATTGGTGTTGCATTCCTAGCGAACATCCCGTTTACCCGTGACCTAAAGCGGACGCACAAAGCGGACGGTACACCACGCGAAGCAAAACGCGAATCGGCGGATGGCGCAGGGACATCGGGCGGTGTAACAACGACTACGCCCGAAGCATGCGAAAAGACAGCGCGCAAACTAATAGCGCAGTTTCGTATGCTAGGTGGCGAGCGTGACCTACTAGCGGCAGCGGGTTTGTTAGATGTAATGGTCGAATTCAACCCTGCATTCAAAGAGACTGAGTAATTCCGAGCCCACCGAGAAATCGGTGGGCTTTGGTGATAGTAGTTGGACTGCGGGCGAGCGGGCGGGCGAGCGAGTGGGCGGGGGGCACGCGGGCGAGCGAGCGAGGGGCATTCCGTAAGGTTACGCTTTGTACTTTCCGTAAGGTTACGCTTCTCCCATAGGCTTTTCCGTAAGGTTACGGAGTGGCGCGGAGGCACTGTCATAGGCAGGGGGCTTGTTACGCGTGATACGGCTTGTTACAAAGGCTCTGTAACAGATAATAATGTATAAAGCAAAAGCAGAAGCTTATATAAATCAATGAGTTAGAGAGAGAGAGAGATAAGAATATTGTTTGTTTTGTTGGTTGTTACGTTGTTACAGGCTTTGGAGAGTGAGAGATTCCCACATCCATATTTGGGCTACTAACAATAACAATTAAGTACAGTACTTTATTACTTTACTACTTTATTGTGGGGTCCTCCCGGGGGTTTTGGCTCTCTGGCGGCTGTAACATCGTAACATTACGCTTTTCGGCAACTTTTCTCCTCTCAAACTACATGTACACCCCGCTTGTAACAGCCTGTAACAACCGTAACAGCTAAACCCCTGCTACAATAGCTATTCCACTTAACTTAACTGTACTACCATGCAAATCACCCTTGAACTGCCTGATTCCGTCGTTTCCCTGCTTGGCGACGCTCCTGAGCGCACTATTTACAAGCTAATCAAGGCCCACCTCAGCGCCACGACCATGGGCCGACCCATAACAAACTCTAAGCGGGATGCCGACATCGCGGACAAAGCCGTGGCCGGAGTCCGACACGTAGTAATAGCTAATGAGTACGACTTATCTATTATGAGGGTTAGCCAAATCGTAGCCCAAGGCAAAGCTGCGGCCCACCAACGACGTATTGAAAAAACTAACGCCGACCTACGCAACATATTTCGCCCCCGCACATGACCACCAAACTTTCCCTCGACCTGCCTGACTCCCTTGCCCAAGCCCTTGCAGCCAAGCACCCATCAGGCGACCTACACGAAGCCGCAGCGCATGCACTTCTATCATACCTAGACCCCAAGCACCTGCATGCCGAACGCAACCTAGCCATCCGTGCAGCAGTCCAAGGCGGCCAGTCACGCGGAGCCGTGGCCAAAAAATTCAACTTATCCCTCATCAGAATCCACCAAATCATGGCCAAACCGTAAGCTTACGCTTTACCAAAAACACTTGACAGGAGTAGTATAACGCCCTATAATAGGGGGGTCGGCGCAGTTATCGTACAGCCCGACAGGGTAGCCCCTTTCCTTATGCGCCCCTTGCTCTTTGATTCCGTAACCACCTTAGAAGGTGACTTACGGAGTTGACAATTTGCATACATGGTTCGTTAGAACTAACCGTAAGGTTACGGATAACGGGCCGAATAGAACCGCCGCTGCTACAAGCAGAAGCTACATAGAAGGAATAGGCTTAGAGAAAGCTACGGATATGTGGTCGGTTGGTGTGCCCCTGTACTCGCCTTTGCGCCTTCGTACATGCACTTCATATATTGATACGGTACCTTGCCTTCGGGCAACACCCCAATAGTTTCTGATGTAACGCACCAACATGACTGCATACCCTAAGGCTTCGGGAAGCTGTGAGATATCTCCCTGAGTGAATAGGCGTTGGGTAGTCAGTCCCAGCAATGTGTGGAGCCCGATGGTACACGGGCAGCACAATGCAATGCGTACGCATACTACTTAAATGGGTGCGGAGCTAGAGACCTAACGGTCGCCCTCCGCTAATGAAGGAAAGTACTGGGAACTACCCCGATGCAGATACCGCTCACCACCTACACATACGGGAGCACACAACCTCGGTTGGTAATTGGCCAGTTGACACCATCAAGGAACA